TAAGACAGAAGATGAGTTTGGAAATCAAACTGAAGTAGGTATCAATGGTTTCCGTGCTTATAGAGCATATTGGAGTGAACATCCTGAGCGTGACGAAACATGGGCACGTGAAATGCGGGCTCAACTTGGTGAAGAGCGTTTCCGTCGTGAAATGGATTGTGAATTTATTATTGCTGATGAAACATTAATTAATCCTGTGGCACTATTTGAACTGGAAGGAATTGAACCTATTTTTAAGCATGGTCAAATACGTTGGTACAAAAAGCCTGTAGCAGGAAATATATATGTAGTCGCATTAGATCCTAGTCTAGGTACAGGAAGTGACCCAGCAGCGATACAGGTATTTGAAGCAAATACAACTACACAAGTAGCTGAGTGGAAACATAATCAAACTGTAATTCCTGAACAGATAAGATTGATTAAACAAATTACAGACTTTATTGTTGAATGTACTAAAGAACCAAACAATATATATTATAGCTTAGAAAATAATACTATAGGCGAAGCAGCGTTGATTAGTTTAAACGAATACGGTGAACACAATATTCAAGGTAACTTTATTACAGAATCCGGAGTAAAGAAAAGAAAGGGTTATAACACTACTCAAAAAAGTAAATTAGCTGCTTGTGCCAAACTTAAACATCTCATCGAATCCAAAAAAATGAAGGTAAACAGTAAATCCTTTGTATCGGAACTTAAAAATTTTGTAGCAGTAAGCGGATCCTATAAAGCTAAAATCGGAGAAACAGATGATTTAGTTATGGCTAGTCTGCTAGCTACAAGGATAATGCAAGATTTGGGGGAATATGTTGTAGAATTAGAGAGTCAGATACGAGATTACGACGAATTTTTACCCCCATTACCCTTTTATGCTGTATTATCCTGATAAATACAATTTATTAAGAGATAATCAACATGCCTATAAAAGAAGAAGCCCTTCAGGACGAACTATACAACTTTTTGAAAACCCATGGGTTAAAACCAGTCAGACTAACTTCAGACGGTAAAATAGTTGCCCTAAGTAAATTAGCGGATGTTTTCAAATTTAGTTTTATTATGGATGACACTAATTATGGATTAGTTTATGCAGCTATTATTGGAAAAGATGTAGTACTTTGGGCAGGAGATGATGTTTACGGTAGTCCTAATCATAGTAAAGGTGACGATCTACCATTTAATAAAATATCTAATTACATAAAGAATTGGGCACATGATCATCAACTTGGATTTGAGCGTGATGATATTGAAAATTTGGAAGATGAAATGGCTAAAAGACAAGAAACTAAAAAAATAAATGAGGGTTACCATCCTTTAGGCAGAAAGGCTAGTTATAATGATAGCGTTCCTAATGTAAAAATTAAAATTCAACATAGTAAAAACATGGAAGAGGGAATGCAACGTTTTAGAAATGTAGAAAGAATATACTTAGAAAATGTTGAGGGTGAAAGATTTCTTTTAGATACTAAGAGACCAGGCTTAGCTAGAGTTTATGCAAGACATATTGCTGAAGGTGGCAAAGTAAATGATGATCGTTGGAACCACATTCACTCACTTGTTGAAGAATACACGAATATGGCAGGGTTCGTTCGTGCAACACGCAATGGACAATTTAATGAAAGCACTCAAAGTTTGGTAAATGAAGGTACAAACCACTATCTTAATATTAGAGAAACATTGCATAAACTAGCAGGTAAAAAAGGATATAATACTTATTTTGAAAACTGGACACCAACACTTAATGAAGATATGGGCATAGGTCAACCGGATCTTGCAGAAATGTTTATGAGTAGCAGTATTGATCCAAGAATTGAAAGAGCTATGCCTATATTGCTAAAAATACATAAGGCATCAGGTAAAATTGATGAAATTACCGAGCTGGAAGAATGGTCTAATACAATTATTAGTGAAAAATTAAAACCAACTGACAATATAGCAATAAAAGATTTGGCAGCAGAGTTTGCAGAAGAAATACCAGTAGGCGATGATGCTATTAATATAATGAATTTGTTATCAAATTATAACTTAGAAAATGAAAAATTATTTGCAGAGTTAAATGATTTAGCAAATCAGGATGTTAACGCAGATGCACGTGATGTTGTTTTAAGTTGGGCACAAAGAAGTGATGATCATGATTTACATGCACTTGCTAATGAAATTAAGGATGTAATGAGTGGTCAAAACGTAGCCGCCCCACCACAACAAGTGCAACAACCAATGATGGAAGAAGGTTCGGACGAGTTCGATGAAAACACCATACTGCAAATTCTTACATTAGCAGCAGAGGGTAACCGTGATCCTGAAATAGCAAAAGCTTTAGGATTAAAACTTTCATTAGTGCAGGAAGTTTTAGACATGTATCTTGAAGATTTAGAATCAATGATTGATCAAACTATTGATGAAGGTATAGATAGTGATCAAACAAAAGCAAAACAATTAGGTCCTACTGAAAAAGCTAAATCAATAAGTCCCGTAATAGGTAAAGATTCAAAACAACATCCTTTTAAAGGAAAATTAGTGGGTGCTAGCGAAAGCATTGATCCATTAATCAAGATTAAAAAATTATCCGGTTTGGATAAATAAAATTATTATTTACCCGTAACAGGGATAAATACTATTGACATGTTTGAAACAAGTGTTATAATTGTTTCAATGTGTCAGTTGTCTCCGTACAACACATAGGCATACTTAGGCTCAAATTTAGGCACATTTTTAAAGGAGAAATACAATGGCAAGTCTAGCAGAAATCCGCGCACGTATTGCGGCGCAAGAAAACAAATCAAACTCTGGTTCAACAACTCAATCAGATAACGCAATTTATCCCCACTGGAACATGGACGAAGGCACTAGTGCTACTATTCGTTTCCTCCCAGATGGTAACTCAACTAATACATTCTTTTGGGTAGAGCGTCAAATCATCAAACTTCCATTTAATGGTGTTAAAGGTGATAGCGCAGTCAAACAAATTCAAGTACAAGTTCCTTGCGTTGAAATGTATGGTGATAACTGCCCTATTCTCGCAGAAGTTCGTCCTTGGTATAAGGACGAAAGTTTGAAAGAAATGGCAAATAAGTATTGGAAAAAACGTAGTTATCTATTTCAAGGTTTTGTTCGCCAGAACCCACTAGGTGATGATAAGACTCCTGCGAATCCTATTCGTAGATTTATCATTAGCCCACAAATCTTCACAATCATCAAATCTAGTTTGATGGATCCTGAGATGGAAGAAATGCCAACTGACTATGTTCGTGGTCTTGATTTCCGTGTCACTAAAACTAGCAAAGGTGGTTATGCAGATTACAGCACAAGCACATGGAGTCGTAAAGAATCTGCACTTACTCAAGCAGAGCAAGATGCAATTCAGGCACATGGTCTTTTCAATTTGGCTGACTTCTTACCTAAGAAGCCAAGTGAAGCAGAACTACGCATTATCAAAGAAATGTTTGAGGCAAGCGTAGATGGTCGTCCTTATGATCCAGATCGTTGGGGCGCATATTATCGTCCTTATGGTCTTGATGTACCGGCAGGTGCAAAGGTGGAAGAACAGGCTACAGCAGTTCAAGCTACTGCTGCCACAACCGCACCCGTAGCTGAACCAGCTCCTTGGGATGACGAACCAGAAACTGCATCACAACCAGTTAAAGTTCCAACAACACCAACAAGCGACAAAGCACAAGACATTCTAGCAATGATTCGTGCTAGGCAGAATAAAGCTGCCTAAATAAATAGGTATGGTAGGGAACACAACCGTTCCCTACCGTAGGAGAATAATTATGACACTACCTGACGAAAGATACCTAGCCATAAAGCAAGGGAAAAAGTTGCTTGAGGAACTTTGTGATCCGGGCAAAACACCAAGAGTACCTAGTATTGTTAGAGATCGGGCAAGAACAGCATTAAAACATTTCCCAAATGACTGGGACATTGATATTATTGCTGAAAGGTGCCCTGAAATCATTGACAAGAAAGCCAATGGCGTGTATCGTACTACAAAACAATAGGAGACTATTTTGGTTAAGCCATTTGATGTAAGTAAATTTAGAAAAGAAATAACTAAGTCCATTGACGGGCTTAGTATAGGTTTTAATGATCCGACCGACTGGATCAGTACAGGAAATTATGCACTCAATTATCTTATTAGTGGTGATTTTAGCAAAGGCGTTCCTCTTGGTAAGGTCACTGTATTTGCTGGAGAAAGTGGTTCCGGCAAAAGTTATATCTGTTCTGGCAACTTGGTACGTCATGCTCAGCAACAAGGTATATTCGTTGTACTCATTGATAGTGAAAACGCACTTGACGAAGATTGGTTGCAGGCGTTAGGTGTTGACACCAGTGAAGATAAACTGTTAAAATTAAACATGGCCATGATTGATGATGTGGCAAAAACTATTAGTAAGTTTATGGTTGACTATAAGGCTCAACCCGGTGAAGAAAGACCAAAGGTCTTGTTTGTAATTGATAGCTTGGGAATGCTGTTAACTCCCACAGATGTAAATCAGTTTGATGCAGGTGACTTGAAAGGTGATATGGGACGTAAGCCTAAAGCACTTACTGCATTAGTGCGTAACTGTGTGAATATGTTTGGTAGTTGCAATGTTGGATTGATTGCAACAAATCACACTTATGCAAGTCAAGATATGTTTGACCCAGACGATAAAATTTCTGGTGGACAAGGATTTATCTATGCAAGTTCAATTGTTGTAGCAATGCGTAAATTGAAACTTAAAGAAGATGAAGATGGTAATAAGGTAACTGATGTACTTGGCATACGTAGTGCGTGTAAAGTTATGAAAACACGTTATGCAAAGCCATTTGAAAGTGTTCAAATTAAAATACCTTACTCAACTGGTATGAATCCATATAGTGGATTGCTTGATTTGTTTGAAAAGGTAGGATTGCTTACTAAAGAAGGTAATCGTCTTGCATACACGACCGAAGATGGTGAGGTTATTAAACTTTTCCGTAAAGGTTGGGAAACAAATGATAACGGTTGCCTTGACAAAGTGATGGTTGAGTTTAGCAAAAAAGAATCAAATAAGCTAAGTACTGTTGCTACTGTTGAGGAGGAAGCAACATGACAAGTAATTTAGATACCATTGCAGAAGTTTGGGAAGCATTGCGTATGCACATAGACCTAAACGAAAGAAAAGAGGCAGCAGAAACACTAGTTAATTATTTGATGGAAAACAATTATGAAGCTAGTGAAATTAAAACTGAGTTTAGAGGTGATAAAGATATTGCCAAAGCACTTACTTACTATGATGATCATAATCTACATGATGAGGAAGAAGATGATTATGATGATGATTATGATTATGACGATGACCGTTACTAAATAGGACAGACATGACTTGGTACACCAAAGTTTCAACTGATTTATCATCTATACCCGATTTTATTGCACACTACGATGCCGAACTATTACAAGCAAAAGTTGATGTAAAGATTTATGGAAACCTAGAAAAGAATATTTCAGCACTACCTGGTATCACTGAACATAGATTTAACCAGCTTCAAGAAATTGAGGCTGTGTTAAATTATCTTAACATTCGTTTGCGTAAGATTCGCCGAACTCATTTTCAAAAGTATTTAGAAGCGTATAATAGAGTCTTAACTAGTCGTGATGCTGAAAAGTATGTAGACGGTGAAGAAGAAGTAATTGATTTTGAAACTATAATCAACGAAGTAGCATTGTTGCGTAATCGTTGGTTAGGTGTACTTAAGGGTCTTGATGCTAAACAATGGCAGATGGGACATATCGTTAGACTTAGAACTGCTGGAATGGAAGATGTAACGCTATGAGTTATTCATATCAAGGTAAAGGTTTGTTGCAAGTTACTGGTAGAACTGGTGGATATAATATATCTTCATTAGATGATCTATTTAATGAAGTAACGCCTCCAGCTGAACGGTTAGTTGATCACAGTATCGATTCGTTAATAACGAGTTGTAAGAATTATCGTGTAAGGCAAACTTTAGACCATGAAAAGTATTATAGTATTACGGATGCTGATAGACAAATGGCTAATGATATCCGTGACTATTACAGTAAGAAACTAATGGTGCGTACTCTTAAGGGTAAGCCAATGAGTAAGTTCAGACAGGATTTGTCTACTTACCTAACAAATAATTATACTGTAAGATATCCGGAAAAGTATGAAGGTATGATTTATCGTTTACCTGAGTTTTATGCATACGATCAGGAAATTGATAAGTTACGAATAGATTCTAACAACGCAGAGCAACAAACTGGGATTGGAGTTCGCACACTTACTCCAGTTAAAAAATTAGTGTCTACTAACAAATCTGGTACTGTGTTCCATTATTGGTTCCATGACGCTAAAAAGTATTTGTATAAAATGTATGTCAGTAAAGATAACGAACTACAGCCGTTATTTGATGGCATCTTCGAAAAGACTGAATTGTTGGTTAATGCACGTTTCGTGCCCAATATCCAAGATGATTTACATTTTAGCAACATTAAGAACTTTAAGTTGCTAAATTTGTAACATTTGACAATAAATCCAGTAGGCTATATAATAGCTTCATTATGTCAGTTAGGAGCTAATTATGAGTACAGTTCTTGTCAAATTCGGTGAGTATCGTAACAAGCCTGTTGTCAATCAAACATTTACCCTAGTGAAAGATTTTCAGACGGGTAAAAAAGGTAATTATATTACAGTAAAAAATGACGGTCAATTTGACATTGCTATTGATGTTGTCAAAGTGAAAATTAATTCTATTAACGATATTACATTTGTAGATGGAGAGCCTAACGTGAGTGAAAACGCAATTGCTTTTAAAGCAAAAGAAGTAAAACAAGTAGAGACTGATGAAGAAGCAATGGATCGCATTGCTACTCGCTTTGCTGTACTTGATGAAATGACAAAAGCAGCAATCAATAGCGATATTCGGGCTATGATTGTATCAGGTCCTCCCGGTGTCGGCAAGAGTTTCGGTGTTGAAACTCAACTAGAAAAAGCAAGCATGTTTGACAAGCTTGCAGGTAAACGTGTTCGCTTTGAGATTGTCAAAGGTGCAATGACTGCACTGGGTCTGTATGCACAATTGTACAAATATTCTGACAAGAAAAACGTACTGGTGTTTGATGACTGTGATTCTGTATTTCAAGATGATCTGTCACTGAACATTCTTAAGGCAGCACTTGATTCAGGCAAACGTCGCCGTATCTGCTGGAACAGTGATAGTTCTATGCTGCGCCGTGAGGGTATCCCTGATCAGTTTAACTTTGAAGGTAGTGCTATCTTCATCACTAACTTGAAGTTTGAAAACGTCAAGTCTAAGAAATTGCAAGATCACCTCGAGGCATTGCAGTCACGTTGTCACTTTCTTGACCTGACGATTGACACAGAGCGTGACAAAATGTTGCGCATCAAGCAAGTGCATCGTGATAGCGATGGTGGTCTGTTCCGCGACTACAATTTTGATGAAGGTGTTGCAGAACAGATTTTCGAGTTCATGCAAGATAACAAAGGCAAGTTGCATGAGTTGAGTCTGCGTATGTGTCTGAAGATTGCGGATCTGGTCAAGATCAGCCCGAACTGGAAGATGCTTGCAAGCACTACTTGCATGAAGCGAGGGTAAGATTCGCAACTAGGCAATGGGAGCTTCGGCTCCCATTGCCATTTGTATTGATTTTTAGTTTAAAAAATATATAATATTACTATGCACAAAATTTTAAATGCCGAAGAAGTGTTAGACCTTATGCTGAATAGTGTAAGCTTGTCTAGGTATGACCAAAAGTTTTTTGCCAATTTACAAATTTTAAATGTACTTCCTAGAAAACCTATTACAAGTAATCAAGTAGCCTTGTTTAAAAAAATAGTGCAAAAGTATAAAAATCAATTACAAAAGTTAAATTATGATTCTTTAGAACTAAGTGAAGTTCAGTGGTCATTAAAGGTTGTGCCTAGCGACCCCACTTACACTGCTGCCCACATTGAAATTACAAACAATCAAATTATACTCAAGTGTCCTTATAAGACATCCTTTCAGCAAAATTTTAGGCAAGAAATGCTTATGAAATGGAACAGAGAATTAAAACAATATCAAACTGAGTTTGGTTTATATACTTTTAAAAAAGTTCTACAGATAGTAGATAAGCATTATGAAGATATTCATTTGTGTACTGAAAGTCAATCCATAGTTAAGGAAATTGAGTTTTTTAAGGATTGTGATATTTGGAATCCAACTCTTTGCAGAAAAAATAATTATCTGTATATTGCAGGAATCAATGAGTCATTATATAAGAATATTTCTGAAATACCATTAGACATTGATTTAAAAACCTTATCTATCCTATCATCTTATGGAATAGAAATTGAAAAAAAATTAAAACAAGAACTTCTATCAATGTATGATAAAGATACCTTACAGTTTGCAACTCAAAGAGTTTTGTATTATGATATAAATGATGTTACAGGATTGACAGAAAAACTTAAAGCAATAGGCTGTGATATATTGTGTTTCGGAATGCATTTTACTAAAAATGTTTCGGAAGATTTTTTTCTTAAAAAACAAATTCTAGATAGATTAAATGTTTCAAATTATGTCGTAGAGAAATCTGATAGTGGGGTACCTGATGACCTGCAAAATTATTCACTACCAGTTTTTATAAAATTTAATAGCTTTAGTTACTTAGGAAAAGGAAGTGGTTTCTTTTCTAAAGTTATTGAATTAAAAAATAATAATCCTATAAATTTAAAATGAAACCATGTAAAATAATAATAAAAGATGAGGTAAACTGTAAGATAGAAGGTCTTGAGTTAGCCGAACGCAAAAAACTAATGAAGATGTTTGAATATGAGGTGCCGGGTGCAAGGTATCTCCCTTCTGTTAAGCTAGGTAGATGGAACGGTAAGGTAAGTTATTTCAGTCTAGGTGGTAGTTCATATATCAATCTATTAGACAAAATTATTCCTGTAGTTGATGGTGCAGGATATGATATTGAATTGGACGATTTGCGTGAAACAGTTCATAGTTTCGATTTTACTCAAGTGTCCGAGGATACATTTTCTGATAAGGTATGGCCTGTAGGTCATCCAATGGCAGGACAACCTATTCTATTACGTGACTATCAAATAGAAATTATTAATGGCTTTTTAGAGAACCCACAAAGTATTCAAGAGGTAGCGACTGGTGCAGGTAAAACGTTAATGACTGCTGCATTGAGTAAAAGTGTAGAAGAATATGGTCGTAGTATCGTTATCGTTCCTAACAAGTCACTAGTTGTACAAACAGAAGCAGATTATATAAACCTTGGACTTGACGTAGGTGTATACTTCGGTGATAGAAAAGAGTTAGGCCATACACACACTATCTGCACGTGGCAAAGTCTTAATCACCTTATTAAAACAAGAGAAGAATCAACCTCTCAGGAGAAAATTGAGTCCTTCATGCAAGATTTAATTTGCGTGATGATTGATGAGGTGCACCAAGCAAAGGCAGATGTACTTAAAACTATGTTGACTGGTGTATTTGCAAACGTTCCTATTCGTTGGGGATTAACAGGAACCATACCCAAAGAGTTGTTTGCTAGCCAATCGTTGTTTGTGAGTATAGGTCCTGTAATTAATAAACTAGCAGCTAGTGAATTACAAGATCGAGGAGTTCTAGCAAACTGTCATGTTAACATTGTACAACTACAAGATCATGTAGAGTTTACAAACTACCAAAGTGAATTAAAACATCTTTTGGAAGATGCAAAACGTTTAGACATGATGGCACAACTTGTATTGAATATTAAAGAATCAGGTAATACACTTGTACTTGTTGATAGAGTTAATGCTGGCAAAGAATTACTTGATAGGTTACCTGGTGCAGTTTTTGTAAGCGGGGACACTAAATTGACAGAAAGAAAAGAAGAATATGATGAGTTTGCGACAAGCAATGATAAGGTTGCGATTGCGACATATGGTGTTGCTGCTGTTGGCATTAACATACCTAGGATATTTAATCTTGTTTTGTTGGAGCCGGGAAAGAGTTTCGTTCGGGTTATCCAAAGTATTGGACGTGGAATTAGAAAGGCAGAGGATAAAGACTTTGTTCAAATATGGGACATCACAAGTTCATGCAAATTTGCCAAAAGACATTTAACCAAACGTAAAGAGTTTTATAGGGAAGCTAACTATCCTTTTAGTATTGAAAAGTTAGACTATAAATGATATAATGACAAGATGAAAATATTAACCTTAGACAATACAGTTTATAACTTAGAAACATTACCAGAAGAAATAGACGATTTACGTTTTGCAATTCTAGATAATAGTAATCCTGCAAACGTTGACTATAGGTACATTCCTTTAATTTTTTTAGAAAGCTTTAACAGTCCTGCATTAGTATTAAGAATAAATGATTGTATCATAAAAATGCCTGTTGATTGGCAAATCCTAATAGGAGAACCCGAATTAGGTGATTTAGAAACATTACCATTGACGAGCATAAATGACCGTGGGTTCAAAGCATTTGAGTTTAATCCATTGAGTAGCTTTAAACCCACATTCTGTGAAATAGAAGTGATGGATATATATCATGATGTTGTTTGGTATGCACCTAGATTAAAGAATGGTCAATTCTTATGTGTACCTATCGAAGAAAGCGAAAAACCTAGATGTGTGTATTTTGTAAAAGAGATAAGCCGAAATTGTGAGATTGTTGATTATAAACAGGCATTCTAATGGCAAAAGCAAAAACAGCAACAGACGAAAAATTTACTGATATTGATTTTCCGTTGTTTCAAGCAATTGAGGCATTAGATAAAAAAGACTATGATTTTTTTGATAGACTTACTATAGAACAGCAAAAAGGTTTTGTACCGTTTTTGTTGTTGACCTACATGAGCAACGTTTCAGGAAATAAAAATCTACAAAGTTATTATTTACAAAGTACAGAATATGCAGCAAATGTAAACATATTTCATGAAAATATAATAAAGCATAACAAACTTCAATGGTTAATGCTTTGTGCAATAAGCCCTAATATGGGAAAACAATATCATAAATGGATACCGCATTTAAAAAGAAATTATGCTTTATTAACAGAAGAAGCTAAACTTAAAGATGTACAAGATTATTTTAGTAAAGTATACCCTAATACTGACAAAGATTTACTTAATGAAGTAAGTGCAGAGTATGTTAAAATACAAAAACGAAAAGTAAAATTAGGACAATACTTTCCTAATCTAAAAATTTCAGACATAGAAATTCTAAGCGAAATAATTTCTGACGAACAAATAATTGAATATGAAAAAGAACACGGAAATTAATTTTGGATGTGAGTTTTGTAATCGTACTTTTGTTAGAGAAAGTACAATGCTTAAGCATATCTGTGAGTACAAACATCGTTGGCTTGAACGAGATCGTAGGGGGAATCAAATAGGATTTCAAAGCTTTGTCCAGTTTTATAAAAAACATAGTACTGCAAAGAAAGAAAAAACTTATGAAGAATTTATTAAATCTGCTTACTATACCGCCTTTGTAAAGTTTGGAAATTATTGTTTAGAGATTAATGCGTTAAATGTACCTCGATTAGTAGAATACTATCTAAAAGAAAACATAAAAATTGACAACTGGACTAGTGATTTAAATTATAATTCTTACTTAATTGACTATTTAAAAACGGAGGATTATTTAGATGCAGTGCATCGTAGTATAGAAGTGTGCATCGAATGTGCCGAGGAAGAGAAAATTCAAAGCAAAGACTACTTACGTTATGGAAATAGGAATAAAATTTGTCATTTAATTGTTGCAGGAAGAATTAGTCCATGGGTTCTGTATCAAAGTGAAAGCGGAACTCAATTTTTGGATGACATACAAGAAGATTTGATTAAGTTTATATACGAATATATCAATCCCGTACAATGGGCAATAAAGTTTAGTAAAGAGACAGATAAGGTTACGGAGGTAAAATCACTGCTTAAAGAATTAAAATGGTAGATAGCAATAGAACATATATTGTTAGTCCTTTTGCAACAGAAGATGATTTTACATTTTACGCAGTTTTAACTGATTTTAGATATTGGGCTGAACGTGAAAATGAATTACGTGAATGGTGCCACAATCATTTGTCATTAAAAGAAAACTCTTTTGAAGGAAGTGTCGTTGTTTTTAAATCTGAACAAGAATATATTATGTTTGAATTGAGATGGGGATGAAAGAAATAGTATTAAAACATCGTAATCCCACAGAAATAGTTGAGATTGTAAGGGAGATGAGAAATAATGGTATGGTTCAGGGAAAAGATTTCGACTTTAGATACAACCAAGCAAAATATCAAGATTGGAGTGGTGATGCAGTAGACCCTGAGCATACAGTTTTTATTTTTTATACTGAAGCCTGCGCAACTTGGTTCGTGTTGAGGTGGGTATGAATAAATCAGAATTGGAAGAATGGGTAGCCCAACAAGTTGCTGAAGAAATTCAAAACGAAATCGATGCAAATTTATTAGCAGACCTTCTTAGAACAATGGAAAAACCTAAATTAATTTGGAAAGAACATGAACATAGACCCTTGGTATTACATGCAGCATTAGAATATACACATGGAGCAGTGACACAAACTGGTCTACGTGAAACAGATATGGATCCGGTACAAGAGTGGTGTGAAAAATCCAAATGCGGTGTTAGAATATCATTTGATATGTTTAAATTTAAGAGTCGTGCTGAAATAACTGCTTTCTTACTTGTATGGGCTTAATATGAGTATTTGGATACTAACAATTTATTTACTTACCAGTAATCCTATTAAAACCTATAAAATAGAAATTTATAATTCTGAGGAAGAATGTTTAAGATGGGCTAACTTTTATAATGAGTACCCTTTCAAACCTATTTGCACTAAGGAGAAGTAATGGAACCTATTATAGTTTGGTTATTAATAGTTCAGCTTTGGGATGACCCTCCGCCTACAATGAAGTTTATTTATAAAAAAGAATATCCTACGAGAGAAGAATGCTTTGTGGCAAAAGAAGAATGGGAGAAAAAGTTTGTAACACTTTGTAGCCCAATAGTAAAGAAAGATCATACTAATGGCAAATGACATTATGATTGACATTGAAAGTCTTGACACAAGCCCGTATTGTGTCATACTTACTATTGGTGCAGTTCGATTTGATCCTAGAGGTGATGGGATCGTAGAGAAATTAGAACTACGCCCTACACTGGAAGATCAAACAGAGCAATACAATAGAATTATCAATGATGATACTATACGTTGGTGGAGTACACAAAATTCTTCAGCAATGGAAGAAGCAATGGGTGATTGGGGTAGAGAATCACTTAAAGATTGTATGGAAAAGTTATATAGTTTTTGCTGGAACAGAAAAGCAATATGGAGTCATGGTGCACCATTTGACGTGGTGGTAATGGAAACAGCTATGCGTCAAACATTAACTGATCGCCCCAATCCTATTCCCTGGCCTTTTTATACAGTGCGTGATACTAGAACACTCTTTGAAATTGCAGGTGTTAATCTAAAAGATAAAAGGTATGGTACTAAAACTACACACAAAGCGGTAGAAGATGCAGAGCATCAAGCAGTAGTTGTACAGGATGCATATAAAAAATTGATGGACAAAGGATTTGTTTTAAAATGAACTTTAAGTCAGATATTGATATTGATTTTGGTAATCGTGATTTGATACTAAAGCATATCAAACATATTCCTGCAGCGATGCGCAATGTCACTCCCATACGTAAACACAATACAGGAGTATATGTTACAGAAGTGCCATACGATGCACTTAACGATATGGCAAACATTGATTATACTGAAGCTGAGGAACGCGGATACATTAAATTAGATTTTCTTAACGTACACGTGTACGAACAAATAAAATCAGAACATGAACTTATTGAATTGATGCGTGAGCCAAATTGGAATCTACTACAGAAAAGAGATTTTGTAGAACAGCTAGTTCATTTGGGAAATCATTACAATAATTTGCAGAAAATGCCTGAGCCCGTAAATAGTATTCCTAGACTTGCGATGTTTTTGGCTTGCATTAGACCTGCCAAAAAGCATTTATTAGGAAAAACATGGTCTGAAATATCTAAAACGGTTTGGGACAAAACTGACGATGGATATAGTTTTAAGAAAAGTCATAGTGTTGCATACGCACAATTAGTAGTTGTACATATGAATTTATTAGAAAAGTCAAGTCATTCTTTGGACTAAAGTAATACTGCGCCTTTTGGTTTTTTTCTTGCTAAGATCACTAATACTACAAATTGGTCCATGTATAATTTCTAAACTTTTGTTATTAAATGTGCGTAAATAAGGCCTAAACGTAGCCCATTCTACTCTCAAAAACATATTAATTGGAATAAGTCTGTTACTTTCCCACCACCAAATTTCTCCTAACTCTAGGAATTTTTCTCTAAGTTCGGATTCCACAATTGACCCATAATCGTATAAAGTAGTAACAATATCATCTCTATTCTGAATTATTCCAACATAATCCTGACCGGAGTAGGAGCACACTGTTATAAAAGGGTGATTTTCTGATAATTTCTTAAAAAAGTCGTTTTTCATTTTTATAATTCTTGGTATATTTATATTAGGATTTTATCCAAAATATTTATTAAACTGTAAGCTTATTTATAAGAATAAATAAAATAAAGGATTGAGATTGTGTACTCTACATCTGTTTATAATTACATCCCTAGATATCAGGTAGTTTTATACTCTGGACAATCTAATAGGAGATATCAAATCGTGTATGCTAAAAATATAACTTTAAATAAGGGAGTTGATAACAGAATTCAATTTCAATTCCTAAATCAGGAGCAAAAATCTGTTGATATTACCGGAAAACAAATAACGTTCAGATTTATTGACTCTAGTGGAGCTGAAATTCAGTTACAGAAAACAGTTGAAAGTTTTCTTCCTCTAACCGGATTGGCAAACCTAACTATTACCCAATCAGATTTATTTGATATAAATGCTCAGCTAGGAAGTTATAGTTTAGAAATTACCGACGGTAATTTAAATTTACCAGCTTTTGTTAACAGTGAAGCAGGAGCGCGGGGAGTTTGTCAAATAGTTGATAGTGTATTACCAAAACATCTTCCTAGTGTTACAATAACTATACCATCTCACGGCGAAGTATCCAACACTGGAACAACATATTATAGCAGTGTATTAAGTTTATATGGTGCAAAATATTTAACTTTACAGACTAATTTGGCAAACTACTCAGGTAACATAAATGTATTGGGTTCAACCGAACCTGATTCAGATTGGTATACGATTGAATCACTAAACTTTAGTACAAGCAATCTCACAATCGGCACGACAATAGAAGGTTTCCATCCATATATTAAACTAGAGTTTGTATCTACTGGCGGAAACGTAGATTCAATTTTAGCTAGATAATAATTACCAAACTCTTGCTTTTACAATAATAATATGCTATAATTATAGTATGTTTGATATCCTATCAATACTTCCTAATCGAAAAAAGCTTACTCAAGGTGGTTGGTATAGCTTTAACGCAGTGTGTTGTGACAAAAGAGGTCATAAGCCTGATCGCAGGCAAAGAGGAGGAATCAAGATAGATGGAAACAACTGGACGTATAATTGCTTTAACTGTTCTTACAGTTGTCATTACGAGTTAGGTAGAAGTTTATCCAAACGAGTGCGAGAATTACTTAAGTGGTGTGGTATAGACGAATCACAAATTCAAAGATGGAATTTAGAAAGCTTACAAAATAAAGATTTACTCGACTTTACTAAAAAGTTTACAAGAGAAAAACCACTTCAGTTTATACAAAAACGATTACCTGACTGTGAATTATTAGATGATAAAAATTCTAATCACAAAAAATACATTGATTACTTGATAGCTAGAAAAATAGACTATACTTCTTATCAATTTTATGTTGCACCATTTGATGAGGGTAGAAATGCAAATAGAATTATAATTCCATACTACTACAACAGTGAAATTGTAGGCCATACGAGTAGGTTTTTAGATGATAGAGCTCCAAAATATATCAATGATCAACAGTCAGGTTATGTGTTTGGATATGATAGGCAACAGTCTGATTGGCAAGTAGCAATACTTATGGAAGGGATATTTGATGCCTTATCTATTGATGGATTGGCTTTAACTCATAATACAATTAATGATGATCAGGCAAGACTAATAAAACAATTGAACAAGCAGATTATTTTTGTTCCTGACAGGGATAAAACAGGATTTGAAACGTGTGACAGAGCCTTAGAATTAGGTTATCAAGTAAGTATACCTAATTGGGGACCTGACGTAAAGGACGTAAATGATGCAGTAATAAAATATGGCAAACTAGCTACATTGTTAAGTATAATACAGAATACGACAACGAGTAAAATAAAAATAGAAATGATGAGGAAACGAATTGGTAACTGATTATAATATAGATGTTCAAAAACTTTTCTTGCGCATGATGGTAACTAATGGAGAATTATACACAAGAGTAAGTAACATCATGAATGCTGAAAACTTTGACAAGTCGTTACGACCTGTTGCAAAATTTTTTAAAGAACATTCAGAAAAATATAATGTGTTACCTGAACCAGATCAAATACAGGCCACATGTTCTATAGAAATTATACCAATTCCTGAATTATCAACAGGGCATTATGAATGGTTTTTGGATGAATTTGAAAAGTTTACTCGCAGACAAGAATTAGAACGTGCAATATTAAAAGCAGCGGATCTATTGGAAAAAGGTAATTACGACCCAGTTGAAAAATTGGTGAAAGATGCAGTTCAAATTAGTATAACAAAAGATATGGGTACTGATTATTTTGCTGATCCTCGCGGTAGATTAATGGCACTAAAAAGCAATAATGGACAGATCAGCACTGGTTGGCCCACTGTTGATAGTAAGTTATATGGCGGATTCAATCGAGGTGAACTACAAATCTTTGCAGGTGGTTCGGGATCAGGTAAGAGTCTGTTTATGCAAAATCTTGCTGTCAACTGGAGTCAAGCAGGACTTAATGGTATCTATGCTACTCTTGAACTTGCTGAGGGCTTATGTTCAATGCGTATAGATAGCATGATGACAGAAACTAGCAGCCGTGATATTTTTAAAAGCATTGATGACATTGAAATGAAAGTCAGAATGTTGGCAAAAAAAGCCGGTAAGTTGCAAATCAAATATTTGCCGGCACAGAGTACAGTAAATGACTTACGAGCATATTGTAAGGAGTATGAGATTAAGACTGGTGCAAAGATTGATTTTCTTTGTATTGACTATCTTGATCTCCTTATGCCCGTCAGCGCAAAGGTCAGCCCATCAGACTTGTTTATTAAGGACAAGTATGTATCGGAAGAATTGCGTAATTTGTCTAAAGAATTGAACGTGCTGCTAGTTACAGCCAGTCAATTGAATCGTAGTGCAGTCGAAGAAATTGAATTCGACCATAGTCATATCTCAGGTGGTATTTCTAAGATTAACACAGCAGATAATGTATTTGGTATATTCACAAGTCGCAGTATGCGAGAGCGTGGGCAATATCAGATTCAGCTTATGAAAACACGTAGTAGTTCAGGGGTAGGGACTAAAATTGAACTTGAGTTTAATGTAGAAACGCTGCGTATTACAGATCCGGGCGAAGATAGTCAGAGTGCTAATGTAAAATATAATAACCCTCAGCCCAGCCCTAATGATATAATGTCTAGGTTAAAACCAACGGCAAAGGTCAGCCCTACGCATGAAAGCGAGGTTATAGACGAACACGTTCCTAAAGTAATAGCTGATGTACAAAGTGCTAAATTAAAAGCTATGCTTAATAGTCTTAAAAAGTGATAAATATTAAGGGGAACTCTATTATGGAACGCAAAACTAAAAGTTTATTAGAAGAATTGGAGGCACTAGGAAACAACCGTGACACCAAACACATCATAGAGAGTCGTGCCCACAATATTATTACCAGCGCAATTAATCTTGTAGAGATGATTAATAAGCACTATGATCCTGAAAAAGCTGCTATTCTTGAGAAAAAACTGCTGAGTGCAATTAAAAGCAAAGATCAAGAAAGATTTACAAAAAGCATAAGAAAATGAGATTACAGGATGTAAGTACAAGAGTAGATGAAGCAGTTCTTGACCTTGTACAGGGCCAAGTAGACCCAAACGGAAACAGTCTTTCAAAAACCCAATCAAAAAACATACAGGCTAAAATGAATTTTAGAAACATTTTTGTAAAAAAAATGATCGGAATTCTACAGGGACAATGGCCTGAGGTAGATAAAAGACAACAGGAATTACAGCAACAGGCTGAACTAGTTCAACAGCAGATGCAAGCAAAAGTCAAAAACTATCAGTTTAATAAAAATCCAGCTGCTGCAGAAGCAGAAAGGTATGCAGCGCAAACCCCTGCTCCTGGAGTTGTTCAGTCTGAGTCATATGACTTTAATGAAATGTTTAGGAAAGCAATTTTTGAAGCAGAAGCACCTGCTCAGCCACCGCAAACTGTAAAACTTACAATGGCTGATTATATTATAAAAGTTGTGCAGCAATATATGCAGGGAGTTGATTTGACTCAAAGTATGAAGCAAATTACAGACTTAGCTAAGATGATTGAATTTACGTATAGGAAAAATGGAGGTGTGCCTGCTTTAAGACAACTAGGGGATTTACTCTATGATCTAGCTGCTGCACGTAAGGCTGAGACCCAACCGCCCGAAGAAAAAGAACCAGAATCACAAGAAGTTCAAGAAATACTATACAAATTTAAATTATTGGACCAAAATGAGAGAAAAGAACTTATGGCCCAATTACAAAAACTAACTTAAAATTAGCATAAGATACCCATTTTTTTATAAAAGGAATAAATAAAAGTAGAGCCTTTGTGCTCACATTTTATAAGGAATAGATATCATGGCATATTTTACAAAAGTACACGGTGACTTTAAACAATTAATGAACTACGATGCTCCTAGTTATACAGTAGGATCATTAAACGCAATTACAGCAAACGTTACAGTACAACCACAAGGTCCAAAACTAGACTTCTTTACTATCACAGGTAATGGAACACAAGTTTTAGACAACATCTCTACTGTTTTTCAAACAGTTCAGCAATTAGCTACAATTCATATATATGAATTCAGCGATGCTGGAGATGATGATAGTTTAGCAATCGCTATTTACCCAACTGGTGCATGGACTACAGTAACATTAGACAATGAGTTGTCAAATGCTTGGACAAGTGCTAACGTTTCAGTATCATCAAGCGCAACATTCACAAACTAATTTAATTTAGTTTACAACAAAGCCCGCAAATTCTGCGGGCTTTTTTACCTTTATAAATAACGTTATGACGAAATTAAGATGTTATACATTGTTCGATATAACAAAAAGCAATGTCACCAATAAAAAAAGTGTACTTTTTGGTTCAGAAGAAGAAAATTTATACTGGCAAAATCGAAGAAATACACAGTGTAATCTAGATACCATTGTTCAGGTAATTTCATTAAGGGCACAACCTGAGGATATAACTGAGCCTGTAAAACAAGATTTGTCTACAACAGAACATGAATTTGGATTTTTCTACAATAATGAAGAAAATTTGTCATACTGGTCTTTTGAGTTTTCTGTAAACTATAAAGGGGTATTTTCTGATGGTGAAGAAGATTTGGGAGCTTTATATTCTGACTGTCAATCTGTACCAATGATTAAGAGTATTAATGACATTAAACAACTTCCGTCTTTTTTAGACGTTAGTCCTGAATTACGAAACATATATTTTAGGGTTTTTACAAATGAATGACATTGATTTATATGAAGTTTTTAAAAAGATGCTTGATCAAAATACGGTCAACAGTCTTAAAAAATATATCATTCTCCCCGATCATGATAGTTATCAAGTTTTTGAAAAATATAACATAAAAAGAACTAAAATTGGTTTTAAAGTCACTTCAAATACATCTGATAAAACACACATATTTTCATCAGCCAAATATGCTCTTGCATACTGTACAATGGACAATAGAAATAAAGTAGTTGAAAGTCAGCGCATTTGTTTTTTGGATTCTACCCTAGCATCAATTAAAATTTCACTAAAATTATACGAAAAATACAGCAAACAGACTAAATTACAGGACAAAAAACATATCTATCATAACAAAATTTTAGAGGGTAAACTTAAACAAAAGCTAATCTTAAAAGAATTAGACGATTTTTCATTAAAGGCCAAACAATATCACCTAAGCTCTATACCCAAAAGTTCCTACAAATAATTTAATTTAAGATAAATACTATATCATCTTTCGGGAAAAACTATGAAACTTACAGAATTTAACCAAAAGCCCTATACAATGGCAAAAAAAGCTCTAAAAGAGAACTTTAACACAGACTTAGCATTAGAAAAATTAGATTTAAGTGCTACCAAAAGCATGTTGGGTAGGGTAAGATCCTTAATGAGTGAAGTTAAGGACAGCGACAGAATGTACTATTCTAGCGAAAACAATCCACAATATCTAAAGCTAGTTTTTATGGAGCAGGCACTTTCTGACTACTATAATGAGTTAAAATCTCAGCCAAAATATAATGCCAAAATTGTTTTAGAAGATGAGGCAATTGAAGAAGCTCAGGTAATATTAGCAGCAAAAGATATGATTGACAGCATTCAAAAAATGATTGAAGATGTATCTGATATGTTAGTAAAAGAATTACCAGCTGTTGTTGAAAGTGTAAGCGGAGAAAAGGGCGATGAAGTTGGTGAGCAGTTCAATAGTGCCGCAACAGAATCATTAACTGGATTACAGGCTGCATTAACTCAGTCCAAAGCTGGATTACAAAGCGCCCTAAGTATAGTAAAAGGTGATGGTATGGGATTTGGTGGCATGCCAGGTATGGGAGCAGATATGGGCGCTGATATGGCCGCACCTGACATGGGCGGTGAAGTTGATGCAATGGCGCAGGACGCAGAAGAATTACCAACACCACCTGAAGATGAAGAAGTGCCTGCACCAAGTATAGGTCGCGGAAAAAGATAATAATGCGTTTATTTGAATTTGTAAACGACGATCCTTTAAGAGTTAAGTTGGTCGCTATAACCGACCAACTTAAAGATCGATATTCACATTCTAATAAACCAATGTCAGTGGATTCATTTTTACAATTACTTAATAATAATGATATTAGTGTAGATATAAGTGATTTACGAGATATGATTTCAAAAGAACCTTTAGTAAACATAATAGATGACATTAAAGGTGATGAAGTATTTTTTAAAGGGCAGAAACAATCAGACAAAATGCCAACTAGCCCAGATGAGAAAGAAAAAACTGTGGCTAAGATGGCTCAACGTGCAAGCGACAATCGATGATTACACTTACAGAAACAGCAGCAAAAAAAGTCAAACAAAAATTAACAAACAGAGGTAAAGGCATAGGTATAATGATAGGAGTGCAAACTACTGGATGTAGTGGTTTAGCATATAAACTTGAATACATCGATGTTCTTCCTGAATCTGGTAGTTATATGAGTTATCAAACCAATGATGTAATAGTCATTGTCAGTCAAAAAGACCTTCCTTATGTTGAAGGTCTTACTATGGAATACAAGCGTGAAGGACTTAATGAAGGATTTAATTTTATAAATCCAAACGAACGTGATCGCTGTGGTTGCGGGGAAAGCTTCAGAGTTTAACCGAAAGTTTTGTATTATTATTTTTATAATGATACAATGTCTTGATGTATAATCCTAATAAATTTAATTACTCACGTTTTGGCAAGGAAAGTGTAGGTGGCAAGCGTTTATATGCAACACCAGATGGTGAAAAACTTCCTAGTGTGACAACTATACTAGAGGCAACAAAATCAGAAGAAAGTAAAAAAGCACTTAACGAATGGCGTAACCGTGTGGGTCATAAACGTGCGCAAGAAATCACAACTGAGGCCGCTGGTCGAGGCACACGTATGCACAAGTTTATTGAGGATTATATCAAAGAAGGTATCTTAAAAGAACCGGGCAGCAACCCCTATAGTATACAAAGTCACACAATGGCAAAATCAATTATTGAAAAAGGATTGTGCAACGTAAATGAAGCGTGGGGCGTTGAAGTACCATTATATTTTCCTAAAATCTACGCAGGTACAACTGATCTTTGCGGTATACATGATGGTGATGAAGCTATTATGGATCATAAGCAAAGTAATAAAGTAAAAAAACGTGAATGGATTGAGGATTATTTTATTCAATCAGCAGCGTATGCAAACGCACACAACGAGGTATACGGTACAAGAATTCGCAAAGGCGTTATCTTTATGTGTACTGCAGATAATCAATACTTAGAATTCATCATTGAAGGTGTTGAATTTGACAAGTATACTGACGTTTGGTTCAACAAATTAGACCAATATTATTCAAAATTCCTATAGTTTCCAATCTATTTTAGATTGATAAATAGTATAATCATCTTTTCTTAAGAATTATACTATGGCTATTATACAGATTTCTAAGATTCAACACCGTACAGGGGCTAACGTTGATTTGCCCCAACTAGCTGAGGGCGAACTAGGATTTGCGACAGACGAGCGCAGATTATACATAGGAAACGATCCTAGTTTATATCCACCAGAGGGGCTAAACACTACAACCCAAACAGAAATATTGACTGAGGTTTCACAGTTAAACTGGTCAAAAATTGCAGGAACGGCCAACACTCAGATAAATTTAAATTCCCCTGTTCAAAATGGACAATTATTAGTCGCTAATGCAAATACATGGGTTAATGCTGGTGCAAATGCTAACATAGAAATTGATTTAGGATCCGCTAATAATCTAACCATACGTGGCGGTCTAAATGGTTACGTATTAACTACCGACGGAACAGGCAATGTATCTTGGGAAAGCACAGGTGTTTTTACCTTTGAAATTGAAAGTGTAACAAAAGCTTTAATAGCTGTTTTAAAAACTAAGGACGATAATAATATTACATCTGGCGTTCCCATAACAATAGTTGGTGTTCTAGGAATGGACCAACTGAGTAATTCAGGAGTGGACGGTACTAACAAATATTATGCTAAGAAAATTAGTACTAAAGAAGTTGAACTTTACACAAATTCAAACTTAAGTACTGCACTTAATAGTTACGGATTCACTCCGGCTGTAGGAAATACCGGTAATGCAATTGTTTCATTCTATCAATCTGGTAATGGAAATCCAGGTGGTGCTAATACGCAAATTCAGTTTCAGGACACTGGCGGAGCCTTTGGTGGAAGTGGTAATCTAACATTTGATAAAACTACAAGTAATTTACGTTTAGTTGGCAATGCAAACATACAAGGCATATTAAGCTCATCTGGTAATGCAAACTTAGGTAATGTGTACACTGGGTTAATTTCAGCTACTGGAATAGCTAATGTAGGCTCACTCAACGCCAATGGAGCAATTAGTGCGACTGGAAACGTAACTGGTAATAATTTAAGAACAGTTGGGCAACTTAGTGCAGGTGGTACAGCAACAGTTGGAAATATTAATACCGTTGGTACCGCAAACGTAGGTAATTTAAGTGTAACAGGATCCGTTAGAAGTAATTTAATTCCTCAGGTAGATATTGAGTACGATTTAGGAAGCCCAACTAACAGATGGAAATCACTTTACTTATCAGGTAATACAATATATTTAGGTAATACATCAATTTCAAGTGATCAAGATGGTATTGCAAGTAATACTTTAACTGCAAATAATGCGTTAATATTTGATAATATAACATCAAACACGATTACATCAACAATTACTTTTGCAGCATCTAATCAACCTAATATTACAACATTAGGTCCATTAACAGGATTAACAGTTGATGGCATCACTAATTTGGGTGATGTAAGCCAATTAAAAATAAACGGTGGTTATCCAGATTACACATTGACTACAGATGGTTTAGGTAATTTGAGTTGGGCACCAGGAGGCGGAAGTGGCTCTGCAGAGGCGGCAGGTGAAAACAACTGGATACAATATAACTTTAATGATGGTTTTGCTGCAAGTGCTAATCTCACATACAATCCATTAACAACAACATTACAAGCACCATTTGTTACTGCAACAAGTAATGTTCAAGCAGGTAATCTAAGGACAACAGGTCTAGCATCTGTAGCAGGCAATGTTATAGCTAATAATTTAAATGCAAGTAATATAATAAGTGCTGCAGGTACAGTTTTTGGCGGTAATATTAGCACAACAGGAAATGTGACTGGTGCTAATTTATTTACAGGTGGACAAGTAAGTGCTACAGGCAATTTACGTGGTTCAAGTATATTTGCAGCAGTTGGTATAAGCGCAGTAGGAAATGTAGCCGGTGGAAACTTATCTACAGCTGGTAATATTTTTAGTCAAAATTTATCAGCGACAGGAAATGCGAATGCTACTACAGTAAATGCGACTACAGTTCTAGCAGCAAACGTTTTTGCTACTAACTTAATAAGTTCAACAGGTAATGTAGAAGGTGGTAATATATCAACTGCAGGAAGTGTTTCAGCAAACCTAGTTGCAGCGAATTTAATTACAGCAACAGGAAATATTGCAACTCAAAATTATTTTGTAGGTAATGGTTTCTATTTAACAGGCATTAATCCATCCGCAGTTACAGCAATAACTAATGGTACAAGTAATATATCCATACCAGATTTAAATGGTGCAGTAAGAGTGGGTGTAGGTGGAACTCCTAGCGTACTTAGTGTAACTAACACAGGAATATCAGTTGCTGGCAACGTAGTAATGACCGGTAACGCAGCAAACATTAATACAGGCGGGATAGTTAGTGCAACTGGAAATGTTGTAGGTGGAAACTTAACTACTATTGGAAACGTTACAGGAAACTATATTTACGGCAATGGTGCTTTCCTAACTGGTATACTAACTGGATCAACAGGTCAAATTAATAATGGTACAAGTAATATCAGTATTGATCCTAACGGCAATGTGAGAACAAGTGTTGCAGGCACAGCTAACATACAAGTTGTTACTAGTACAGGAGTTAGTGTATCTGGAAATATTGCGACTTCAAATAATATAAGTGGTGCTAATTTAACCCTAACAGGACAAATTACAGCAGCGGGTAATGTCACAGGTCAGAATATTTTAACTGGTGGAATTATAAGTGCAGTAGGTAATGTTGCAGGTCAAAATGCAAATATAGTTGCTAATGCAAACGTCGGTAATAACTTAATCAGTGCTAATGTCATAACTGGAATCGTAAGCGCATCTGGAAATATAATTGGTCAGAACTTGAATGTGTTTGGAAACGCTAATGCTGTGACTGCTAATATAACTAGCAACATTAACGTCGGTAATAACGTTTTAACCTCTAATGTAACTGCAATAGGAAATGTCGTTGCAAACAACGTTCAAACTACAACTAATATAAGTGCGGCTGGTAACATCACAGGAAATAATTTATTAGGTAATTCTGTATCTGTTACAGGTAATATTTCTTCTGGTGCAAACGTAACTGCTTCAAACTTTGTTGGAAATCTCAGAGGTACTGTATTCAACGGTACGTCTAATATTGCTATACCGACCTCATCAGGTAATATTGGAATTTCTATCAATGGTGCTCCTAATGTTGTATTAATTACCGAAACAGTCACTAGTGTTACCGGTAATTTATCTGTAACTGCTAATGCAACAATCGGTAATGTACTATCTGCAGCACAAATAAATGCAGCAAATGCAAATATAGGAAACATTGTTGGAGTACAATGGACAGGAAATGTTGTTACTGCTAATGCCAATATAACTGGTGGTAATTTAAATACCTCCGGTGTAGTAAGTGCCACTGGTAATATAACCGGCGCTAATGTAAATACAGGAATATTAAGTGCAACCGGTAATGTACAAGCTGGTAATTTAAGAACTGCAGGAATAATTTCTGCGACTGGTGCTTTAACCAGTGGTAGCATCAATACTGGATTAATAAGCGCTAGTGGTAATGTCACAGGCGCCAACTTATTAACTAGCGGTGTAATAAGCGCAACTCAATCAATTTCTGGTGCATCATTGTCTGTTTCAGGCAACATAAGTGCAAACAATGAGACTATTGGTAATTCAACAATTACATCTAATTTGAGTGTAGGCGGACTAGCAAATGTTGGCAATCTAATTTCAACTAGTAATATCAGCGCATATTCCACAGTTAAGAGTGATATTGGAGTTGCCAATACTGTTACCGTAAATGTTTTGGCAAACGTAGGTAACCTAATAGTTAATACATTTGTACAATCAAACTTGTTGCCTAATGTCCCAAATGCGTATAACATAGGTAATGTAACTAACCCATGGAATAGAGTTTTTACTAGTACATTGGGTATTGCTATTGGTAACGCAAACATTCAAAGTAATGTAAATGGTGTAATTGTAACGGCAAATAACACATATGTTTCAAACGTAGTTGCTTCTAGTAATGTCAATGCTGCAGGAATAGTGAGTGCTACTGGAAATATTATAGGTGGTAATATTAGCACCGCAGGATTGATAAGTGCAACAGGTAATATAGTAGGTAACGCACATTTAGGTAATACAGTTTCAGTTAGTGGAAACATAAATGCAAACTCATTAGTTGCAGTTGGCTTAATTACAACTACTGGAAATGTTGCTGCGAATAATTTAAATGCGGTTAGCTTAATAAGCTCTGCTGGTAATGTAGTTGGTGCTAATTTATTAACAGCTGGTCAGGTTAGTGCTACTGGAGCGATTTTAGGTTCTTTAGTATCAGTACCAGGTAATATAACTGGTAATAATCTTGCTATTGGTAATGCTAACGTTACAGCAAACTTAAGCGTAACAGCTAATGCTAATGTAGGTAATTTAAATGTTGCTGGCATTATAAGCGCAGTAGGTAATTTAACAGCAGCAAATGTTACTACTGGTATTGTTACTGCTACTGGTAATGTGTCAGGTGCTAATATTAATACAACAGGTAATGTTAGTGCAATTGGTAATATAATAGGTAACTCGCACGTAGGTACAAGCGTATCAGTAACAGCAAATATAGCCGGTGGTAATATTAACACATCAGGAAATGTACTTGCTACTGGTAATGTGTCAGGTAACAATGCAACATTTGGTAATACAATAGTTGCAGGTGGTAATATATCAGGCGCAAGTATCAATGCAACAGGCATCGTTAGTGCAACAGGCAACATAATAGGTAACGCACATCTAGGTACAAGTGTTTCTGTAACTAGTACCATTGTAGGTGGCAATTTATTAACAGGTGGTATAGTTAGTGCAACAGGTAACATTACTGGTAATAACCTTAATATTGGTAATGCTATAAGTGCAACTGGTAATGTTGTAGGTGGTAATATACTCACTACTGGAGTTTTAAGTTCTGTAGGAAACTTGTCTGGAAGTAATTTAAATGCAACTGGTGTAGTTAGCGCAAGTGGTAATGTAAGAGGTGGAAATCTTTTAACAAATGGTTTCGTAAGTGCATTGGGCAATGTTACTGGAAATATTATTAACGCAACTCAAGCAAATATATCAGGCACTTTAACTACAGGTATACTTAGCGTAGTTACTACCCTTGCAGGATCAAATTTATCAGTTTCTGGTAACGTCACAGCTTTAAGTTTAATAGGTACTAATGGTAATATCAATAATAATCTAAGAGTTGGAAATAATGCAACTGTTGGAAATCTAAGTTCATTAGGAAATATTACAGCAGTTGGTACTGTTAAATCTAATGTAGTTCAAGCCAACTATACAAACACAAGTAATTTGCAGGTTTCAGGATCGGTTCAATCTAGCTTAATTCCTGACGCATCATATAGTTTAGGTAATGCAGCAAATCCTTGGGAAACAATTGCTGTTTCTAATTCTGGTATTTCTGTTGGTGTTAACTCAATTACAAGTAATTTAGATGGCCTTGTTTTAGGAGCTTCCACAACTTTTGCAAATACTGCAAACATTTTTGATTTAAATGTAGCGAACAAAGCATATTTAGGATCTATTGACAATGTTAAAATTGAAGGTGGCGCACCTGATTACTTACTAGCAACTGACGGTGCAGGTAACTTACGTTTTGATACTTTTAGTGCATTATTAAATGCTGCAGGTAGCAATGGAGAAATTCAATATAATTTAGATGGAAAATTCGCTGCATCAAGTCAATTACAATTTACAGCAAATGGATTTACATTAGGTAAATTTGCTGGTAATGGAGCAGGTTTATTTAATATTGCAGGTGCTAACATAGCAGGTTCTGTACCAAACGCAATAGTTGCAGGAACAGTTTCTATACCATCACAGGCTAATATCACTGCTGTTGGTAATTTGGCAAGTCTTTCTGTAGTTGGTAATATACGTAGTCAAAATGCAAACTTAGGAAACTTAGCTTCTGCTAATTTCTTCCAAGGTGTATTTACAGCATTTGCTTCTAACCAACCTAATATTCGTAGCTTAGGTAGTTTAACAGGTTTAACGGTAAGTAATATTGCAGGCATTGTTAATTTTGAGTTTACCTCAAATGTAAGTTTGGGTCAAGTAAGTAATTTACGTATAACAGGTGGTAGTAACGGTCAATTTTTAAGAACTGATGGTTTTGGTGGATTGAGTTTTGCTAACCCAGTCGCTATTTCTGTTGCGAATGGTATCAGTAGTATTACCATAGCAGGTAATAGTAATATTTCATTTAATGTTGCTGGTTTCAACGATGTAGTAAATTTTGGTCCTGCATCACAAACTGTTAATGTAACCGCAGTCTTTAATCAGGGCGCAAGTTTCTTTAATCAAGTAAGTTTAGGAACAGTAAATAACCTACAAATTTTAGGTGGATCAGTTGGTCAAGTATTAACCGTAAGAAATACTTTAGGTGGTGTTGAATGGCAAAATGCACCAGCAGCTACAAGTTTGATAAATGGTAACAGCAATGTTATAGTCCAAGGTAACAGTGATGTTAGGATTGGTTCTAATGGTATACCAAACGTTGGTGTGTTTAGTAATTTAGGATTGCGTACAACAGGATTAAGTGTAACAGGTACTTCTAATTTAGGACCAATTGGTAATGTAAAAATATCAGGTGGAAGTGCTGGATTTGTACTAACAACAGATGGTGCAGGTACTCTTTCGTTTACTGCACCACCTCAAGGAACACAAATATTTAATGGCAACAGCAATGTCGTTGTCAATGCCAACGCCAATATTGACATATATTCTTCTAGTACATTAAGTGCAAGATTCACACCTAACACTCAAGCATCATTTATTTCTAATTTACAAGTAAATGCATTTAATAGTACAGGTGTAGCTACATTAGGACCAATAGGTAATATTAAGGTTATAGGTGGCAATCCTAATGATATTATAAGCACCGACGGTTTAGGTAATTTATTCTTTACAAGTGCACCAATAGGTACACAATTAGTAAGTGGTAATTCAAACGTTATTGTAGATAACGGTGGAAACATTCGTTTCAGTTCAAACAATGTAGCTAACGTTGCTAGATTCACTCCAAATGGTTTAGTTACAAATAACATCACTGTAAATTCTATTTTTAACAGTGGATTAGCAAATCTAAACAACATTGCTAATGTACAAATATTTGGCGGATCAGCAGGACAACTCATTGTCACAGACGGTGCAGGAACATTGTCATTTGCAAATGTACCAAACAGTGCTGCAATCGCAAATGGTACAAGTAATTTATTCATACCTGCAGCAAATGGTAACATTAGAGTTAGCGTAGGTGGAACAGCAAATGTAACTACATTTAGTAATATAGGTCTACAAACACAAAACTTATTTTCAAGTTCTATATTCAACACAGGATTAGCTAACTTTACAGGTGGTATTTCTAACGTTAAGATTCCAGGCGGAAGTAACAACCAAGTCATTGTAACTGATGGTGCAGGTAATTTATCCTTTAGTGATGTGCCAATTGTTTCTACACTAGCAAATGGTGTAAGTAACATAGCAATTGCAAATGGTGGATTTATAAGATTTGCAGTAGCAGGAACAGCAAACGCTACAGTATTTACGAATGTAGGAATTCAGACTGGTAATGTTACATCAAACAATTTATTTAATAATGGTATAGCAAATCTTAACAACATAAGCAACGTTAAGATATTTGGTGGCAGCGCAAACAATATTATAATGACAGACGGATTAGGTAATTTGTCTTTTGTAAATGCCCCAATCGCACCATCTATAGTCAACGGATCAAGTAATGTTGTCATTGATGTTAATGGTAATGTTAGAACAAGTGTTTCTGGTGTAAGCAACGTATTAGTTGTTTCTAATACAGGAATTACTGTAACTGGTAATAGTTTCTTAGGCTCAAATGCTAACGTAAGAATAACAGGTGGTCTTGCAAATTACATACTCAGTACGGATGGCACAGGTAGTTTGACTTGGATAGCACCTCCAATTGACAATAGAATTAGTAATGGAACTAGTAATGTAACTGTAGATAATAATTCCAACATTAATATGAGTGTTGCAGGAGTATCTGGTATATTTAGAGTAACCAATATAGGTGCTAATACAAATACATTTACTGCAAATAGTATCTTCGTATCTAATGTAAGTAACTTACGTGTACCAGGTGGTGTTGCTAATCAAATATTAGCAGCAACAGACAACTTAGGTAACTTAGGATATATCAATATCCCTTCACCGTCATCTATTGCAACAAGTAATGGTTCAATAACAATAGGAACAAGTCCAAATATTACGTTTACAGTTGGTGGACTAACTACTGGTGTTATGCAGCCTCCTATATCAACTGAATTCTTTGATGTGAGCGACTATGCTGCAGCAACAACAAGAGTAGGAAACCCTAATCCTCTGAACACAGGACCAATGTCAGGAAGTATTACTCTAAATCTTAATGATAATGTTAGTTATCTTGCAGTAACCACAGGCAATTCGGCATTAACTATAGGTTTAAATCAGTTTACGTTAGAAATGTGGTTTGTAGCATACAATCCAAACGGTTTAAAACAAACACTATTTACATATGGAAATGTTGGAACAGATGCAGTTAACAATAGCTTTGAGTTATATATACAAGGAAGTGTTGTATATTTTGTCGGATATCCAATAGCTTCAAGCACTACTTTCATTACCCTTGCAACAAACTTTAATTATTATAATTGGA